ATGGAAATGCACTCGGCTATGTCCGTACAATACTCGAAACTGTATAGGAACATAGATATGGAATTATCTTTGGAAACGCAACACCGCGAGGACGTTTTGGAATTCGTGAACAAAACCCGTGTCGAGTACGATCGATTACTCGACGAGGCACCCGATATACCTTCCGAGAGTATTAACGCGTTTAACGAAACGTTCCCTGATAAAGAAAACAAACCCGACGTGTGTAACGGTTTGAGTGTTATTAATTGTGAAGAAGATACGACTAGTCACAAAAACATGGTGCTCAGAAACTGGTTACTCAAAAAGCGACCGGGAACACCGACAACACCGAGACCTTCGGTCGAATTGAAATCGTATAATTCGGAAGAACAGGTTTAACTTTTTACATATGGGACACACATGTAAAAAGTAAAAAGTGATATTCCCGCCGGGTATCGATCCCGGGATATAGTCTTAACTCCGAACTTATGAACTAAATCATAACTTGACATACTTTAAAAAGTATAAGGACTATGTGATGACCATTTCACTACGGGAACCTATATAGTATACACACTTATTCTTTAAGTTACACACGCTTAAAAAATACATCCATATATACTATATGAAGTGCTGGTCTTGTGCACACACTCCGGAATATAAACGCGATCAAATTCGGCGAAACGTTCTCGAGAGTACGTATTCTAAGAAACCAAACCTCGGGTTTAAACGTCGCGATAATGCACGTCTTCGGTTACGGTTTAAGGAGGCTATAGAGTACGCCCACGATACGTGTTCGGGGAAATCGACGAACGAGTGTTTCAACGCATGGGACGAGGTTGACGAACTCGAAGACTCGATGATGCGGTACGGTATAAATTTGTATGACGATAGTAACATGCGGTACGGGTCACTTCTTCGACGCGCGTTTAAGGTTCGTTGGAACGTACGTAACGTCGAGGACCATCACGTTATACCAGCACAGTTCAAAAGCCACCCGATCGTGGAAAAGGTAAACTACGATATACACGCGAGCGAAAACATAATCATGATGCCCCGTGACATTATCGGTAATTTACGAACGAATCGACACACACACAGAGGCGGACACAAAGCGTATAATAGGTACGTGGGTGAAGTACTCGATTCCATGGAAACTATGGAAACACCTGAACCAGAATTTAGAAAGTTTGTTGACTTTTTAAAGATTGGGTGTCGTTTTCGTCCTCAAGATATACCGTGGAATTAGCGTAAATTACCACCCGTACTCGAGAACTTTCGTGGTTGCCGTGGGGTACCGTTTCGAGAAAAACTCGCGGTTCCCCCAATTACTATGTCCAATGGTACTGTTATGGCTACGGTCGATGTGTAAACAGTGTCTGAGATCTTTATAGTAAACACGCGCACCTCGCGCGATTATATCTTCGTGTTTCATGTCGACGTGATTATCTATGGGGAAGAAATATTTATAGTACCTTTTCATGTTATCGACGTGTATGAGGTAACACTTGGTACTCGAAATCCACTTAACGCGTTCGAGTCCGCTCTTTTCGTCACTTTCCTTATCCGGGTATCGCGATAAACAGTGGAAGAAACACATTTCGAAATCGTCACCCTTTTTGTTTATAACGTCCTGAATTTCCCGGTAAACGCGCTTATCTTTTATGATGACGTTATCTTCGAAAATAACCGCGTACTTGAGGTTTTGATCGAAACACCTTCGGTAAAACTCCATGTGGCCCATGTAACACCCAATAGCCCCTAAATTGAAATAGGTAATATCCGGTCGCGTTTTGTTTGCGTTATAGTGAAGTTTTAACGCCTCGCGGTAATAGTTCGGTTCGATTATTTTCTGGTACTTTTTGGCATTTTCGAGTTTCCTGGTATCCGTGCCGTATATGATTTCTAGAGGTACGGAACCGTCGTAGTGATCGAGAAACTTTTCGCGTCGATCGGCTGATGTTTCCAGGGTCAGAAGAAAACACTTATACTCTGGGTTTCGACGGGAACGACGTAACAAAAGTGTAACAAGTACCAGTAGAAGAATCGATATTAAAATCGGAATGAACATTCTTACTTAAAGAATACAAACATAATAATTTCGTGATACCGTGGCCGAGCGGTCTAAGGCGCCAGATTAAGGCTCTGGTTCGAAAGAGCGTGTATCATATCACATCCTCTGTCATATAATGGTTAATATTCCTGGCTGTTAACCAGGCAATCTGCGTTCGATTCGCAGCGGAGGAGTTTTTTTTATTAAAATATAAAAATATATGGAATATTAAGGATGGGATGTATTTATAAGATTACATCACCGTCGGGTAAAGTATACATAGGTCAGACTGTAAAAACTTTACATGAACGGATTAAAGGACACAAAAAAAGTAGTACGAACTGTACATTACTTAAAAGAGCTATAGATAAGTATGGAGATGAAATGAAATATGAAGTCATCGAAGAAATACCTGATGAAATACTCGACGAAAGAGAAATATATTGGATAAGGGAATACAATTCATTAGCACCAAATGGATACAATTGTAGTTCAGGTGGAAACAATAAAAAGAAATTATCACAAACACTAAAAACCCATATATCTAAGGGTATGTCAAATTACAATTTACATAAAAACGGGTATTTGGGTTCTGTACTTATGAGAGGTAATAATTATGTACCGAGAATAACAATTAATAATAAAACCATTTATTTATCAAAGGGTTCGTTTAAAACTAAAGAAGAAGTTATAAATGTTTTAAAAGAATATACGAAAGATCCAGAAAACTTTGTTAAACCTTTAGGTTCAAATAAAAGAACTGTTGGATGTATACATGCTTCGAGAAATACATGGTATGTTAAATATAAACATAAACATTTGGGAACGTTCAGAACGAAACACGAAGCTGAAACGTTTTTAAACACGTATTTACAAAATTAGCAAACGATTCACAGGTTCGAATCCTGTCGCGAGCATTTATTTTATCTAACGAGCTCGCGTGGCCAAGTGGTAAGGCATTTGCTTTGTATTTTGATAATTTTTTAAAGCATGTGTTCCATACTTTAAAAAGTTTATGTACTGTTATAATCGGTCGCGACGAAACTAGTGTAGTGGAAGGCGATTACAGTCTACGCCACCACAAACCTTCGCACGACTCTTCGCACCAACTCGTTTATGTCTACAGAGGTATACACCACTACATAGGTTCCTGTCGTATTGACGTCAAAGTCGGACGCCCCTGTAACTGTCACCGGTAGAGATGAAGTGTAGGTTGGTAGGGTGTAGGAAGAGCCCAAAGTCACATTCGTAGCCCCATTCGTCGTCACCCACCCATCACTGAACGTGATACTAAAGGCCACATCACCCCACAACACCAGTTCGGCAATTTCCAGACCCGTACCCCCGTTATTTGCCGATACGTTGATTCTGTAGTATACGTAAGCGGCCGGTGAGGATATCTCGTGGATGTCACCCGAGAGACTCGGGGGACTATCCGTAACCGTATGGATGGTAGTCCATGTCGCCGCGTCTTGGGACCCCTCAATGATCCAGGATTTGGGTCGGTTCCCGTCTGCCGCCTTAGGCCATACGACATACTTATGGACGGTCTCCGTGGAGGGTAATTGGACCCTGAGTGTTCCTATAGTAGACGATGTCGTTTCAAAACCCGCCGTGAGATTATTGTCAAACGCGTGGTAGGCCGTAACAGACGTCGAGGTAGCTGCCACACTCGCCTGTGCGTGGTACAAACCGTTACCGTAACCAGCACCTGATACGGTCCATATGGAATTTTCATCGGCCGTTACAGTTTCCGTAACACCACTCGTCGTCCCATCCGTGGGTGGGTACTGGTATAAAGGTACGATATTTGTTGCGGGTACTAATACATTACTCGTGAGCGTAAACGTGTTTGAACCCGCAATTTCCGCTTTATAGTTACCCGTTTTGGATAAAGGGTACGTGGTGAGATCCGTACCACACGCCAAGAACTTATTAGACTCGTAGGCTTTGTAGGTGATGTACGAGGAGGTTTCAGCACCGGTAACTTTAAGCGAATTGAGTCCGTCGTAGGTGAGGGAAGGGAGACTTCCAGCCCCGTATAAAACCACGCGACCGTAATCATCACCTGCAACATCGTTACCTGTATTTGAAACTATTAAAGACGTACCTGCATAGTCCATGCTTAAATACCCACCAAAAAATTCACCTGTATCATTACCGTGCCCCGTTTTAACGGTTGGGTTCAAAAACTGATTCTTAAATACCCACGATCCACTTTCGTATTTCCACATTTCAAAACACCCCATGTATGAGTTATACCCCAAACACCCCGTAACTAATAACGTCCCGTCGTTATTAAATACAGGTGTATTACCAAATGAGTAAATTCCAGACCCGACCGTCGTATCTATATTAGTAGCCGAACCCCACGAACCTCCACTATATTTATACACGGCAACGCGTCCCAAATTACTCGAGTATTGAACGATACCCACGGCAACTGTATTCCCATCAGGACTCATACCACAATGATACCCGGTCTCACCTGTTAATGCAGCTGTTGAACTCCACGTTCCAGATTCTTTATGGTATACGTAATACGCCGTATTAGTACCACCCGCAATAAACCGAGTTCCGTTCTTATTCATTGCGACTTTAAACCCAAATCGGGAAATACCCTGTGTTACTTGGAACGTTTTAGACCACTCCGGTCCTTGACTAAACAAATGTTCAGATGTGACAGTAAAAACAAAGTTTTCGCCAGGATTTGTACTGCTTTGTCTTCCACGCAAAGTATCACCAACTGCAATTATAACACTATCTGTCCATGTTACACCATCAATACTTAATTCGTTAGGATCTAAATTCTCAGTGTCTGGATTATTTGCATAAGCTTTAGTTGTTCCATCAGATTGATATTCTAATAACAGTCCATAACCTGTAAAAACCTCCGAAGAAATTCGCCTGTTATACAAAACAGTTGTTGTGGTTGTAGCTCCTTTTTCATAATATGAATTATTGTTATTGAAGTTACCTGAACTAAAAGATATAGTAGATGCTGATGGAGCAGTCACCGCGTATTCGTACACGTATACACCACTTTCATTCGCTGTGCTACTGTTACCATCACCACTCGTAATCATGGTTAAACCGTCGTCACTCATATTAACCGTGTGCCCAAACCTTTTTATAGTACTAGCTGGTGGAGTTATAGTAGCCGTGGGTGAACTTGGCCAAGACGCACTCGTACTCGCCCTATCGTATATGTAGACTCGACCAGCATTAGCCGCACTATTATCCGCATCAGACCCGGATATAGCTATACGTGTTTTTGCGGCGTTCATATCTACAGATGCACCAAACTCAAGACCCGAAGAAACCGCATCAAATGTATGTGTTTTCGTAAACGTATCCGAAATGGAACTACGTTCGTAATAGTATAAACGACCATCATTAGAATTGTAGTTACCATCACCCAATGCCATTGCTAAACCATCACTACTTAAACGTATG